CTTGTATAAGGAATCTGTGCGGCAAGGTCCATTATGGCATCTTTCATCATGCCGTAATTCTGTACAAACGTTCGTCCGGTTGACTCGTCTACCTTGTCACTTATCTTTCCGGTTGCATCTGCCAGGCCGTCAACGTACTTAACCACGTCTGCCATCTGCTTTTCAAATTCCTGGGCTTCGTTGGTACACTTGTTTATTGCTGCGATTGTGCCTGTCGTCAGTGTTCCCATAGCAGCAAGCCCGGCAGTGCCTATTCGTGAAAGATTTGTAGCAAGACTGCTTACGTTCCTTTGGGTTATATTAATAGCCGAAGTAAGGCTCTTATCTACCTTGCCCGCTATATGAATTGTTAAATCTAATGCGCCGCCTTTCGCCATTCCTCTGCTACCTCGTTATTGAGCTGAACAAAATCGTGTATAGGCATATTCAAGTAAAAATCCACCCCAGTGTGCGTAGCTGCTGAAAGCTTTATTGCACACTTGCGAAGCTCTTTGGCTCCGCCTTTTACTCGAAAAAATCAGGATCATTTACAGCTATCTTGAGCTTTACTGTCTCTGAGAATGGAAGACCGGTAAAGAACTCTTCCGGCAGTCCTGTTGCCATACTTGCGATAATGCAGTTGTAAAGATAAAGTGAAGTTACTTCTGCGATTTGGAATCCAGCTCTTACAAGCTTGTTTTCCGCCTCGGACTCATTCATGCTTGTAATGTCTGCAACTCCTGAAAGATCTATCTCGTTATACACCTTGCCCTCAAATTCGTAGGGCTTCTCAAATTTCATTACATGATCATTGATCTCGGTGTAACTATTCATAGCCTGTTGCACCATCCCGACTACTTTTCTTGATACTCTGTGTGGTGCGAATTTGAAAAATTCAATCGGTTTCCCGGTTGCCTTTGCTGCTACTGCTCTTGCAAAAGCTGTTGTTGTCTCGCTTGTTACAATGGCTGCTACTTCACGCTCACTGTAAAGCTGTTTCTGAATGTCTATAGCATCCTTAACCTTAAGGTCCTTGACTTTTGACAAGTCAATCTCGTTGTACTCCTTACCCTCGAATTTGTAAGGACGTGATAAAACGACTACGCCCTCCTTCTCTTCCTGCTGGGGCGCTTCTATTTTCTTTTCTTCGATATTTACTACCTTTGTCTCTTCGTTCATTGTTTTTTCCTTTCTGTGAGTCTGTGAATTTAAAGGACGCAGCCCTCATATAGAGAACTGCGCCCTTTGTGATTAAACCAGTGTGCGAACTTCTGCAAGCATATCCTGGTCGTTGGCGATATATACGCCGTTAAGCTTATCGACTTCAAGCATCTTCACGCCGTCAACTTCCACAAGGATGTATGTAAGCTCGATTGTTACTGTAGCTTCCATAGACTCGGCTTTCTCAATCTTTCCAGGATTGAACTTCTTAACACGTCCCATTTCTACGACGCGGAGGCCCTTGAAAGCGTAACCGCCGGTCTTGTCGTAGACCTGCTGTGCTGCCCTGAATGTCAGATTTACGGTCCTGAGCGGTGAGAACATACTCATAGCAGAGGAATACAATGTGTTAAACTGTATCTCCTGCTCCATGCTCTCAAACTGTCCTATCGTGGGGGAATCAATCTCACCATTAATTCCCATGCCGGCTATTGTGCTTGTCTTCATGTTGATCTCAGGAAGTGTCACAGAAGCGGCTACACCGATCATCTTCTCGCCATCCAGGTAGCAGTTGGCGTCATTGATTTTCTCAGGTACATAATTGTTGCTAATCATGTGCTTTTATCCTCCCCTCTTAGCTTAATGCTGTAGACAATGCCTCGGGATCAAACTCGATCACGTCCTCAATGTTTTCTGCTGGTGTGTAAGGTGTAATGTACTGGTGGAATGTCAGCTTTCCGTTGAGAAGATCTGCGGTTGTATTCTCATCCTCAAGGAATACAATCTCGTATCTTGCGCAGATATCTCTTGCAACAAAGCCGTTGCCTCTTACATTCTCACTGTCAACGATAGCGTCAATAAGGCGCTTGTTTGCCGGTGAGTCTACGCGCTGGAAGTAGGTAAGGATAAATGTGTTAGCAGCCCATGAAAGGAATCTGCGAACTGAGAACCATCTATCCTTAGGATCTGTATTTCCAGGGTAAGCGGCTGTGTTGTTGCCCCACAACCTGAATCCGTTCATGTTAAGCCATGTAGCAACTCCGAAAGAGTTTACTGTATTGGCCTGGTCCTGGTCGAGGACTACTTCTGTGCCATCTGCAAGGCAAGCCTTGGAAATAGCAATAGTCTTGTTGGATGGAGATACGTTAGGTGTATCGTCGTTGACTGCATCTGTGTAAGCTGTAAGAGCTGCTGCCAGTGAAGATCCTGAATAAACAGTCTCGCCTACAGCTGCGAAAGGCCATACTGCATAAGCGTTAGGGTCTGATACAGCCTGAGACTGTTTAAAGGTGTTCACGTCAGTGTACTTCTTAGCGCCTGATGAAGTGGAGTCAATGTCGATAATGCAAACACACTTGAAGACTCCGTTAATCTCCTTTGTCTTAGCCTGCAAAGCTGCGGCTACTGTTGCATTCTTGGAGAATCTAGGTGCAAGAAGTATTCCAGGAGTCATAGAGAACTTAGGATAGATCTGACGGATTACCTCAAGCCCCTTCTCTTCTCCTGTTGAAGAGTTTACTCCGCCTACGATATCGGAAGCGTCTACGGCTGTAGGATCAATCTTATTACCTGCTACAGTAAGGGTTGTTGCTGCCTTAGCCTGTGCAGATACCATAATAAGATTGAGTGTGCCATCATCATTAAATGATGTGGTGTAGTCTGTTCCTCTTACGAGGCTTACTGCCGGGTCGTCTCCCGAAGCGGGAATCTGTACTACGAGGTTGCTGTCAACGAGCATACCGATTTCCTCAACCTTTGCAACAAGGTTGTTTACCTGAACTGATCCGCCAGTTGCAGCCTTGTAGTGAGTTGCGGGATCGAGAACGTTGATAAGGATAATAGGACCAGTGCCTACAACCTGGAAGGTTGCGGAGATTGCTTCGCAAAGTGTAAAACTCGCAAAGTCTGATGAAAAGCCCAGTGCCTCGACAGCCTCTTTGTAGTTGTTTGCAAGGATAGGTGTGTTTACAGCCTTTGAAGGATCGTCAAGCACATTGACCGGTGCTGTTCCGACTACTACCTGTAAGCCGGCAGTGCCGAGCACTGGTGCAGATAAGCTTGTTGCCACTTCTGAGGTGTACACGCCATGTTTGTAAGTGCTGCTCATTTAGTTTTTCCTCCTTAGATTTCTTTTTTGATTTTTTCGTAGAGAATCGCCTGAGCGCTTCCCTTGGTGCCAAGTGCCTTTCTTGTTTCTGCGAAGTCTTCCGCTGATACAAGAAGCCCCTCAGCTATTGGATGGTTCTCTATAAACGTCTTCAAAAGCTCTGAAATCTCGCCAGTAAAGACGGTATACTGTCTCACTACCCCACGAACACTAGGACCGCAATAGACCTTTGTTACCGCTTCGGTGGTTTCTGCTTTGGTCTCTTCAACCTTAGCCTCTTCAACCTTTACCTCTTCGGCCTTTGTTTCCTGTGGCTCTGTGGGCTTAACTGTTTTTTTGCTCATAATAGCTCCTTTAACTCAGTGTCTTGCGTCATAGCTGGTGCTGTGCAAGTGAAATTTATTGCTCCGAAGTAGTAGGGCGCTGTGTCCTGCACCTGTAAAGCCCATGAAATAGGCTTAAGGACTGTAAAGGCACCACCAAAATAAGGATGTGTACATAACTTCTGAATAACCAGCTCCTTGATGTTTGTTACGTCCTGGTAGCCCTCTTTAGCCTTGCCAGTGTCATAGCAGCATATAACCAGGGAGAAGTCCACTTGCTGTGGTGAATCGTCATTAGAGATTGCACCGCCAGTCATTTGCACTACCATGTAGGGTGAAGCCGCAGCGTCGGTGTCTGCGTCCACGTCATTGTCCTCAGGTGTCGGAAGATCCTGTTTGTAAACAGTTAAAGGCTTGCGCCCTTCCTGTCCGACGTACTTCTTTCCTTCGAACAACTCTTCCATGAACTCAATTAGTGCATCCTGGCAAAGCTCCGGCGTTCTTCCAATGTCCGCAAGCTCGACCGCTGTTGAATAATCTTTCATGCGTTATGCCTTTCCTGCTCTTCTTAGTACCTTCTGTATCTGTTCCTCAAGTCTCTGCCTCATGTAGTCCTCTACATCCGGCTCAACCATAGGCCATATTGTACGGTGCATAGCTGTGGCTGATGGGCTACCCATAGTCTGTACTTTTTCTACTCTTCCGTCAGGAGTGGTCCAACGTGGGAATCCGTTTTCTGTCTCCGTGTTGTTAGAGCTTGATCCTATGAGTCTTTGTCCCATGCCGATATGACCGGATTTAAACTTGATAAGGAATCCTTTTGAGTGGGTAGCGTCTCCGGTAAGAGGTTTCATACCACTTGCCTTTAAGACCTTGGCTACAACTACGTCCGGTGCACTTGTCAAAACTCTGTTTCCAGTAAAAATCCCTGTGGGGCTGTACTTGAAATACCCCAGGTCATTACGGAAAGTGTTGATATACAGTGTTGCGGAAGGATCGCTATTTGTAGCTTTTTTCTTCTGTACCAATTCCTTAAGGTGCGGTGCGCCCTTGGCGTTTACTGCATACCTTGACTTTGCCTTGGCAACCATGAGCTTTCGAGCTTCTCTTGCCGTAGCGTTTACCGTAACCTTGACTGCTGCCGGGGTCTTTGCTTTAAGATCTCCTAAAGCTCTCTGTACGTCCTCTGTCCCGGTCAATATGATTGAATAACTGCCCTCGTCATAAAGAACGTTTGCCATTACTGCCTTATCCTCTCAAGCGTCATTCTGAATACGCCGTCTTCCTCTTTACAGTGATTTATCGTGTACGTCCTCTTAAGAGTCTTTGCATCCAGCACAAGCAATTTCCCGATCTTTGGTTTTGGTCCGTAGTCCTCGCATTTGATGTAAAGTATCGTATGCGCATCATACAGACCGGTATCAAAATTCTGCTTGCCTCCTGCTTCCCAGTGTGCAGCGTGGGTCCTTGCCGACGACTCGTCGATAATAACAAGACAGTCTTTGCCGTCTACGTTGTGCATCTCTGCGTGTTCGTCATTGTTGAAAAACGCAAGGTCAATGTCCTTTGCTACGCAATCTTTGAAAGTGGGTGCTTTCCACTCTTCTTCCCCGGGTGGTGCAAACTCAGTCTCTACAAATAACGCCATTAGATACCTCCATAAAACTGCCCCGCCCGGAAATATCCGGGAGGGGCTTATTTCTTAGAGAACTGTTGCAACGAGCCAAGAATCTGCCTTGTCAGGGATAGGAAGAGGATGAGCCTGTAACTCGATCATTCTTCTATCAGGGTGATGCTCAATGTATGAGCGAAGCACTCTTGCGGCCTCTGCTGTTACCCACTGCTGTGTTGAGTCCTCAATGTAAGTGCAAGCTCCATAAGCCATTACGAAGTTTGACTCTGAGGAAATCATAACTACAGCGTTTGTAGGAATAAGAGGTTTTGTCTCAGGGGTGTCAGGATCTGTCCAGTCGTCAAGATAAACCTCTGTGTACTCGTAGATATCTACGTTAGGCTTGCTCAGGTGGCCAACGTAAGAAACTCCGTTAGGAAGGTCCTTAGGCTGGATAAGTCCCAAATCAATACGTCTGTTGTCAAGAAGCTTCTGAACCTTGGCATCCTCAAGGAAAGTGTCAAGTGCTGCGCTACCCATGATAACCATGTCACAATTCTTGAATCCGTTGATAAGGGTCTGTCTGTGCCATGTCTGCAAATTCTTGAGAGGATCACCTGCGGACTGACCCCAACGAGCGGTTCCTGTAAGAGTTACCTTGTTAGTAAGTCCGAAGTCGATCTCTTCGTTTACGCCGTCGCCTACTACTGCGATCTTGCCGTTTACGATTGCATTAACGGCCATCCACTCTTCACGGCGTGTTGTTGCATCATTGAGTACGTTGTACTCGTCTGTGAGCTTCCTTGCTGCTCTCTGAGCGGGTGTCATTCCGCTGTAAAGAGTCTCGCCGGGAAGTCTGCTCATAAGCTGGTCAGCGGTTGTAACATCATAAGGATTTACAAGCGGTGGCTTGTAGCTCTCTGTCTTGTAGCCCTGCTCCTTGAGGACCTTTCCGCCTACCTTGGGATGAACGAAAGCAGCCATCCTTCTGTCGCCCTTCACAATGTCGATATCAACTCTCTCTGTGGCGAAGGTCTTTACGTTGGTAAAGAACTTGTCACGGAAGAAAGTGTGAACAGGTGGAGCTGTTCTGACAACTTCCGCAAGATATCTAGGTGTATAGATATTGATTTCGTTAGCCATTATCCTTTTCCTCCTTATTGTCCTTTTTATTGGACTTCTTGGTTTCTTTCTTTGTTTCTGCCTTTACAGGCGGTTTTGAAGCGTTTGTAACCATATCAAGCCTCGCTTTCCAGCACAAGTCCGTGAAGTGATACGGACTTTGTAGCTTTAAGATTGCCAAGTGTTGCCTCGACAATAACTTCCTGTGCCTGGTCCTCAAGTCTGAGGATCAAGATACCGTCGGAGTCAAGTGTTGCCCAGTCGGTGTGTACGCCCTTTGTGTGTCTTACTCTGAGAACTGCTGTAGGTTCATCCTCAACCTCAAAGTGAAGCACTAAATAGTTGCCCTCCTGTTCTGCTGCCTCTCCTGAGAATCCGGTGTAACCGGTCACATACTTAAGTGTTCAGATCG